GCCGTCCGGACAAACGGCGGAAGTACGAAGAGGAAAGGGGCGCGATCTAATGCGTGCTCATCGTGCTGTGGTGGGTAATCCCGAACCGCTGTCAGTATCCTTCGCCCTGATAGCTGAACTGGTACGGGTGGAAGGGAAAGCGCTGGTTTACGAGGATATTCTCGAGATGGATCTGGACGACGTACTGACGCTCGAGGGAGAGGTTTCGGGGGCAGGCGAGTGCCAGGCAAATTTTCCGATCACCGCGGCGGCGCAGAAGGAGCAGACGGACTTCCCTCAGCCGCGGCGATCATCGGACTCATCGGGTACGGCTTCTCCCTTAGAGAGTTGCGACTAATGGAGTTGACCGAGATTAGCTATTGGGCAAGAGCAGTCGCCGAATATCTAACCGCGGCCAATTTACAACACGACCGATAGCGTCAAGAACCAATTGACCGCGTGCGGAGCAGAAATATGAGCCGTCGCCTATATTTGGGAAATATACACTTCGAAATGTCCGACACGGCACTGCGGGAGACGTTTGCGCGGGTGGGCGGCGTCGAGAACGCGGAGATCATCAAGGATCGATGGACGGGAACGTCACGAGGATTCGGCTTCGTGGAGATGATAACGGCGGAAGATGCGGAAGCAGCGATTGGCGAGCTCGACGGCATCGCAGTGATGGGGCGGGCGCTGCGCGTGGCTTTGGCGAAGCCGCGAGGTACCGAACGCACCAGCGGCGTGCCGGTTCAGCAATAGGAACGGAGCGAGCGAACGTGACACTCAGAGGCAGGCTTCGCTCCGGGAGCGCGCTGGAACCGCGCGCATCCAGAATCGGGGCTTTCGACAAGAGACGGCTAGACAGCATCATAATTTCTACCGACAGACTAATCGCGGCCCACGCATGGATGACCTCATTAGCAAGTCGCTACAGAAAGGTCGGCCACCTCGAACAATCGATCGTCAATGGCGCCAAGGGCTTCAATAGTAGTTCGGCCACCGATAAGCGCCGGGGGCGCACCCCTATGGCCAGGCCGAGCTTAACCGACACAAGCAAGCGAAATGACTATCTCCTTAACAATCGAACAGCGGTGAACCGGCTTTCCGGCCTGGCAACAAAAGTCGACGAGCTCTATAGCGTTCACGGACTCCCTCCGGCGATTGCGACCTTAACGAACGGCTCATTGCGTTCGCAATCCTTCGTAACACCGGGGACAAATGAGAAGGCGACATCTGCGACAGCCTACAATGGGTCGAGGCGTCAGATCAGTAAGGCATTCGGACGCCAGGCGGAAGCGTCGCAAATTCTCACGCGCTCGTCGCACAGACAATCCACCGGGGCGGAAGGTCGGCCGCTCGAGACGCAGGCTCAACTCACCGGTAATTCGAGCAAACGGCCGACGTTATCTATATTCAACTTTGAAGGTACAGTAGGCCGACACCTCAAGGGCACGGGAAGGCTAGCCGATAGTTCAGGCCGTTCGAGATTTACCGAAGCCGGCCAGGTCGGGCCGACAGCGATTGAAGGGGGCGCAATTCAACACCGGCGCTCCGCACTACTCGCCAGGCGGCTATCATACTTTCCCGCGTCGAGATTACCGCCCGCACGCAGGACGCAATTTGCCGGTCATAGCGACGGTCTTGGGATCGCGCTACAGCATTCGACAGCCTTTCAACTGAATTCGATGCGTTCGGTGGCACAAGCTAACAGAACACCGGGAGCACCACCCGCGGGCGCCATCTCGTCACGGTGGCGGGCGGACTGGCCGGCATCCGCTTGGCCCGAGATTTCCGGACATGCAGCATCCGCGATCAGGTCCGCAACTTCCAGGATGGGCGCAATCGAGGGATCCAGACCGGTAGTGGTCAATTTTTCTCCTACCGTTGTGCTGCAGGGCGGCGGAGACCCGGGCGACCTGGAGCGTCGCGTGGTTCAAGCCATCGGGCGCCACAGTCACGAGATCGTTCGGATAGTTGCTCGTGAATTGCAATTACAACGTCGGGCTGCATTTTAGCCGCTTCACAAGATACCGGACGGCTGTGGTCCGAGCCTTACCTCTCCGCGAGTGAGTAATCGATGTTTGCAGTGTACGGCGAAATTGTTTTCGAGCTGTTGGGCTCTCCGGATGCCTTCGAGTCCACTCGAACCTGGGCATACGCAGAACATCGCGTGGTCGAGGACCGGCCCAAGTTACAATGGCTCGCAGCCGACCTCGAAACGCTTGAACTGGAGTTTCACTTTCATAGTTCCTTCACCGATCCGGCAGCGCAAGCGGCGGCGCTGACCGCGGCCGCTGAGGATCATAACGCCCGCGCGCTGGTGTTTGGAAATGGCGTTCATCGCGGGTACTTCATCGTCACGTCGATCCGTACAACTGCGCAACAGATGAGTGCGACCGGCGACTTGATAGCGATAACGGTACGAGCGGCGCTGAAAGAATGGGCGGTCGAATCAGAAATCGACGCCTTGGCATCTCTCGCGGCGTGGTTTCCGTTACTTGGCATCGTTGCTGCACCGGCGGGTACCGCCACTAGTTCCATTGCCTATTCACCGGGCGCTGGGACAAGTGCGACGGTCGGGTCCTCCGGGCCGGGATTTGTAGCTCCGTCGATTTCCGCTCCCGGCGTGTCGCCAATCCTTAACTCGCCCGGGTTGGCGGGACTGCCGGCGCCACATATGAGTGTGAACGACATAGCTCCGAGCGTCATTGTGCGAGCTCGCACGTAGCGCCGAGCATCATAGCGAACACGAAACCGTCGCACAGTACCCAATCGTCATAAATCTAGAAATGTCGCAATCACAATATATCGCGCACGTTACCGTCGCCGGTGAGCGCTGGGATCTGCTGGCGTGGACGTACTATGGCGATGCGAGCCTGTACTCACCGATAATCATGGCAAACACGCTCATCCCGATCGAACCCGCTCTCGAAGCGGGCCTTCAGATCGCGATACCACTTCTCCAAGTGAGCCCGAGTGCGACTGCCAACCTGCCACCGTGGAAGGCGGCACCATGAACAGAACTAATCATTTGCAAAGAGCTGCGCGCTAGATGGCTGGTGCAATCACATTCCCGGTTCGCGTTCCGAAATGGATACTCACTTACCAAGGTGTGGATATCACAACGAACATTGTGAGCATGGTTACAGCGATTACATACCAGGATTGTCTTGACGGAGCGTCGGGAGCCTTGGAAGTTGAAATAGAAGATCACGACAAGCGCTGGCAAGGAAGCTGGCAACCGGCTGAGGGAGACCGGATCAATCTAATGATTGGATACGCGGGCGAGTCGCTGCTGCCGTGTGGAGACTTTCAGGTGGACGAGCTTTCACTGAGTGGACCGCCGGATGTATTACATCTGCGCTGTTTGGCAGCCTACATAACGCCGGCGATGCGAACGTACAATAGTGTGGGTTATGAGAATCAGACGTTGACCCAAATCGCGGGAACGATCGCCGCGAAATACGGACTCACCATGGTTGCTGCGAGCGGCGCATCTAACATGACTTTCGCCCGCGTGACCCAACGCCATGAAACCGACCTCGCTTTTCTGCGAAGGTTGGCGCACGCACACAATTACGAATTCACGGTGCGCGGCAAACAGATGGTGTTTTATTCGCGGACGTCATTGGAGGCGGCAACTCCGGTTGCCACGATCGGGCGAAGTGACTTGTTGCGTTTCGCCTTTCGATTGAAGACCCATCGCGTATATCGGGCAGCCCAAGTTTCATACCAGTTACCAGAGCTAAAGCAACTTGTAACGCAAAGCGTAGCGGGCGCACCCACGATACCCACTAGCGATACCCTGAAACTCACCGTCCGTTGCGAGAATGGACAGCAGGCGACGCTCAAGGCGACTAGTGCACTACATGAAGCGAACATGGTTCGCACGAGTGCCAGTTTTAGCGCGAGCGGCGCGATCGCGTACACCGCCGGAAATACTTTTACGATTACCGGGTTTGGTTTTAATGACGGCAAGTACCTAATCGAGAATGCACGCCATCGGCTGGAGCGGACGACGGGTTACACGACAGATATCGAAGCGCGCCGCGTGGACTGATGTGGTCAGTAAGCGGCACCTCGGTCGGAGCCGCAGAAACAGGGCGGGAACACTTGAAGCGATCCCCTGCTGGAAGGTAACGGTTCGATGCGCGATATCAAAGACTCGCACGGCGGAAGACAGGCACAGATGTATCGAGTCGGCATCGTAAAAGTCCAGGACGCCGCGAACGCCCGAGTACGCGTAGTGTTTCCTGACAACGACCAGATGCAAAGCTGGTGGCTGCCGGTGGTCTTCGCGAAGACGCAAAACGACAAGATGTACTGGATACCCGACGTTGGCGAGCAGGTCGTGTGCGTGATGGATGAATATGCCGAGGATGGCGCCGTACTGGGCGCAATTTACTCGAGCGTCGATCGGCCGCCGGTCGCGAGCGCCGAGAAAGTGCATTGGACGTCTAAAGACGGCGCGGTGTTCGGCTACGATCGGTCGGTTCACGCGCTCCAAGTCAGCATTCCGAGCGGCGGCACGGTGACAATTTCTGCAAACGGGGCATCGATAGCGATCGATGAATCGGGAAACGTGACGGTCGCCGCGGAAGGGCAGATTCAGCTCGCGGGAGGAGGGCCCGGAGTCGCGCGAGTCGGGGACACGACGATTTGTCCGGCGGGATCAGGACATATAGTCAGTGGCAGCACAAAGGTGATTGCGGGATGAAGGTGGCCATCGATGATCGAGACTCGAATGGTGAGTTCGCGCAAATTGCGGACGCGAGGCGAGCTGCGCTTCGTGGGCTGGTAAACCGATAATTTATGCCAGCAGGAGCTACCACTCTCGCCGAGATCATTTCAGCCGACTGGTCACTCGAGCTAGACCCTGCGGGCGAGCCGGGCGTTCGAATCGGCAACGTCGTGCAAGGACTGGCCGACGTGAACCAGTGTATAGGGATAATCCTGAATACTCCGAAGGGTAGCGATCCGTTGCGACCGACGTTTGGCGCGGATGTGTGGCGCTACATCGATGCACCGATAAACGCCGCGATTCCGGCGATCGTGCGAGAAGTGACGGAAGCAATCACGCGATGGGAACCGCGCGTGACGGTAATATCGATCACGGCGACTCCGGTGGTTGGCGGAGACACGCAAGCAGGTGCGCATCTCAACATCGCCGTCACGTGGCAACTCAAGCTTACGACCCGAGGGCATGGAACATCGCCCTTCGCGCCGACCCAGTCAATCGTAATAGCGATCCCAACGCCTTAAGCGCCACAGCACTTATGTGATGAACGCAACA